GTCATGTCATAATTTAGTCTCTTGTCAATCCAAAAACAGTAGTATTGACCTGCTATGAAGGAAAAGAACTCTTGATCGAATCTCCAATCCCTAACATCAGACCATATCATTCCCTTGGTGACAATCCTGTGAGTCAAACCAGGTCCTAATTGGTTGAACAGTCTCCTGTATGTGGAGGGATTTTTGAACAGTGTAGCTTTGTCTTCGTTTGGTGTTGAATCATACAAATTGTTGAAGAATCCACAAGCTTGGATTTTGCTTTCTGGAACGAATTGACCTCGCTTATACGGCAGTGAGGCTTCCTTCTTTGACAGTGTATCGAATATTTCTGAAGTGAATCTTTTTAATTTAGCTTCAGCATGTTTGAGCTTCATCAACTTACTTCGTTGGACAACTGGTTCCATCTTGTAATTTGTTACCTGTCTATTGATGTTCTCTGAGAAGAATGAATTCATGAAATCGCGATCTGGTTCTACATAGTGGTATGACCTCTTCACATCACGGGCAACCGTGTTCATGATTTGTTTTAATCTTGCATCCATAGCATGTGGTACTGAGAATTTTTGGTCTTGTGGGACAATCACCTTTCCAGATGTAAGCAGTGGTGTGACTCCCATCCCTCCCATGTACCTTGGAATATGTATGAATGATGTGGTAAGTTCTAATCCCTTATCTGCCCTCATTGTTGCCATTGTGTCGTCAACCATAGCATCTGAAAGATCAGTTTGTGAGCGACACATTAACTTAAGCCAATTTGAAATTAGTACCTCTATATTTTGTTCCAAATCATTTGATTCTATGGATCTTGGTTTTGCGAAAACTATTGATGCAATCATTCTGTTTGAATATCCATTGATCTGGATTATCGGTTTTTCATCTTCATATGTTTTCTCTGTGACTAATCTTAAGAATTCATCGCATGTTTCTGAGACTATGGCGACTTTCTTGTTTATTTCGATTTTTGCACTCTCATACCAATCGAGAACTTGCTCAGCTTCCTTAAAAGTAGGAACCTTAACTCTTGTGTCATCACCGAGTGCACACAAATTGTGGTACTCTACTCCTGTGAGTCTAGCACAAGTGATGAATTCGGCCAGGTTTATTATGGTGTTCAGCAAAGCTGTCCATTTCCAACCCGAAGATAGTCCATTGGTGATTTTTTCATCTATAATTAGTTGTCCAGCTCTGGTGCCTAAGCCCTTGTATATCAATCTTGAGTTTTTAATACGTTTGAGTATCTCATCTAGAAATGGTTGATCCTTACCATCCAACCTAGACCTGATTACCCTAAATATT